AGGGAGAAGAGGGGAGTTAGCTTACAACAAGTAAGAAATGCTTACTCCAAGTTACATACAATCTCTAGAGATACTCTAGAAGCAAGTCCAGAAAGAAAATTAATTATAGACATCATGCGTAAGTTAGATGATCAACGTGTGAGTGCTATGACAGGTCAAGTAAAATCAGAAAAATATGGTAATAGCATATTTACACAACTCGAAGAAGAATTGGTCGATAAGTTCAATAAGGACTTAGCCGCCACTATAAATCTTAATCGTAAAAGAACAGGACAATTTTTTGATGATGAAATAGAGATTCAACAAAAAGATTTGAAAATTTTAAATGATGCTGTTGAACAACTCAGAATTGTAAATAAAACAGCTGCTGAAAGAATGGCTCCGTTTGACAGACTACAAATAAAGAAAGTTATCTCTGACTCTAGAAAAGGTGCGTATGACGCTGATGAAATTTACAAAAAAGTAATTTTAGGCGGAGAGAGAGCAGATCTAGATGCTATGTTTGCTGGTTTAAGAGATTATGACGCTGCTATGATCAAAGCGAATAAACCTGCTAAAGCTGTCACCGAAGCAACTCTCAAATCACAATTGAAAAAAAGATTATTTGCTGATGCATTCAGAGCATCTACAGATGTAGTTGACGAATCAATTAATTTTACACAGTTCGCAAAAGAGATAAAAAAATTCGAAAGGGATTATCCAGGTAAGTTAGATTCATTGTTTACTGATAGTGCTACCGGTAAAAATACAGCTGAACTTGTTAGAGTCACCATAGATCAAATAAATAAAATAGGTCCAAGAATAAAACCACAAGAAATCAAAAATTTAGTAAATGATTTCACAACCAATATAAAAGGTTTAAGTGCTAGTGATCAAGGATTGGCTTTTGTGCAAGGCCTAAAACAATTAGCAAAAGCTTCTGATGAAAGATTGAAACTAGAAGCCAATAGAGCAATATCAGATTTACCTCTGAAGGGTATTGATGAAACAGTAAATATAATATTCAGACCTAACGCAAACGCAAACATAGGTATACTCAAAGAGACTGTTAGCCCAGAAGTTTTCACCAGCATACAACAGGCAAGTATGCAAAAACTTTTGTCAAAATCAATTGATATAAACGGTAAAGGCAGAATTACAGATTTATTCAAAGCCGGTAATCTTAAAACTGCATTAGATTCTTATGGTGATGAAACATTAGAAGCTATGTTTGGTAAAGAGCTAACACAAGGATTGAGAAACTTCCAAAGATCTGTAGATACAATTACTAAACAAGAAGCCGGTAGAGGTGGAGCAGCTGGTGGCTTGGTCGCAGCAGGTATTGGTGCTAGCCTGGCTTTAAATCCAATAGCTGTATTACCAACGGTTCTTTCTTTAGCTGTAGCGAGAAAATTATTTGCATCCCCTACAGCAGTTCAATTCTTTTCTAAAACCGATAAGGGTTCAATTATGACCTTAATAGACATGACTGAGCAAGCTCTAAGACAAACCCTAATAAGAGAGTTAGGCATGGAAGCAGAGGAAGCAGGTAATGTCGCAGGCGGTATTATGGCAGGAGCTTATGATAAAGCAGGTATAGAAGATATTATTAATGAAGCAAAAGGTTTAGTAAAAGAAGCCATTACTGAGGCTGAGGATTTTGAGCAAGAGGCAAGACAACAATTCAGAACTACACAAGCACCTAGAACTAATATCCCACTACCAGATATTGAAGGTGTCAGTTTGCCAACATTAGATCCCGTATCTCGTGATCGTGTTGAATTTGATGAGCAGTTGTTTGGTAGGCCCTCAAGGATAGCTTAAAATCCTATTTCGTTGCGGTCCATACCCAAAGGCTTTTCAGACAAACAAACCCAATCCTTAGACGGTATGTGTATGTACGGTTCATTATCTTCATCATAGGTAGGATTGTCGCTGACATTCATCCTAACATCATAAGTAACAAATTTATTCCACATGTGCATATAAATGCCATCGGTCATAGCATAGACGATAATAAATGGAACTCCTGTTGTGGTAGCAAAAGATGCTCCCCTTCTAAATTTATTTGTAGATATTATTAAAGTGTCATACTTGTCAAAAGCAAAGGTGCGACATTTGACTTCGCACCAATAATTTTTTTCTTTAGATTCAATCCAATAATCTAATGAGTAACTAACTGGAAGTTTATGACAGCTTACCCCCCATAATCCTTCTAGAAATCCTGCAACTCTCTCTTCTCTTTTTTGGTCATCAACAGTTTCGAATGATGGTGTTTTCATATTCACTCCTCAAAGAAATTAGGATCTACAGCAACAAACCTTTTAGTAGGTCTGCCTTTGCCCCCAAGTTTTATTTCTACTTCCTGGATCTCTCCAGCATTCTTCAGCCGTTCTATTATTTCTTTTACTTCATAAGACTTCATACTTCTAAATAGTTCATGCCTATCAACTTCACGTTTAGATATACCCTCTCCATTTCTTGATCTTATAAAAGATAGAACCTGTTTTATTTTTGATTCTGTTGCAGAGCTTGCTACCTTATCTCTACAGGCTTCTATAAACATCAAATCATAGTATCTAATATAATCTATGGCCCATTGTGTTATATCTGCTGTAATCTTTTTTGCATCTGCGTTGTCAGCTAATGTGCATAACAAAGACAACCGCATGGCTTTTTCTTTAGATCTGCTCAGTAAAGGTTCTAAATTATCTTTTTCTAATATGTCCTGTCTTTTAATTATTTCTCTAGCAAAGTCTTGTAGTAGTTCCTCAGATTGTCTGTCAAACTCCAAGACTGTTTGAGATATATCAAGCTCAGCGTTTTCTCTAGATGCGTCTGATAAGTCGCCCTTGAGTCTGCGCACATAATTTACCCAATTGACTACGTTTGTTGGAGGTTCTTGATATTTTTTTAGGTCGCTCACTCTTCTTGGTTCATTTGACTCTACGACCACAAAACGGTTTAGAAATCCATCTGCTATCCTTCCGCTGTTCAAGGCACCATAAAAGTTTTTAGGAACAGATAATCCTACTAAAGTGATAGCAGGTTTGTACGCAACTCTACTCATCATTTTTTCTTTATATTCTTCTTGTACGGCCATCAAAGAATAATTATCAGGTCGTAAGGTCCCATGACATCTTCCCCAAGCCTCCATAAGCGTTTGTAAGCCGTCCTCTTTGTTAGTATTGCCTGCGTTACTTATAGCCTCTAATCGTTTACCAAACTCGTCCATAATCGTTATTTGGGTAGGTCTGATCTTTAATACAGAATGCACAGCACCGCTAGATGTATATCCGTCACCTACTACAAGTTTTTCTTGATCAGATGCATTTAGTACAGACTCAATAAATGTTTTGATATTTTCTTTACCCTGCCCTGATTTGGCCACACCCATAAAATACATACTGGAAAAATTGTTCATGTTTGTTCTGTAAAGCCTTCCGCATGTCACACTTGCTAAGGCTAAAGCTCCTACAAGCGATAATTCAGGTTGTGGTACTTGTGCTAAATCTTCACAGAATTGAAACATATTTTTTAGTAAGCCTGGTGGTTGAAATAAATTGTCAGGTCTTTTTATGCTTTCGGTTGATTGTATAAATAGTGGAGCTATTTGATTTTTGCGATCATGTGTTTTCTTTACATTATGTACGACAGAATCTACCTCTGCTTGTGGTAGTGGTGGGTTGTTGTTCTTATTCCAGTTCTGTAGAAATACTTTTACAAAATCTAGATTTACATTTTTAGAAATAAGATATCCGGCAATCCTTGCAGCCCCATCATTTCTGGATCCTTCCATAACACCATCAAGTGAGAAAGGTGCAGTTTGCTTACTGCTTTCTATTTTTGGTACGCCAGTTATTTGTGTGTATTCTTTTTCAGTAAAGTCAGGTAGATCTGTATGGTCGTAGATCTTCCAATCTGGAATCATGACTGGCTTATATACTTGCCCGTTAGCGTGACGGTTGTATGGAGCTATTATAAGACCACCAACGCCCCTGATGTCTATCAATCTTTCTATTGGTGTTTCATTGGTCCTTCTCGTAGCAAAGGTCGTATAGTTTTCAGGATTGTTGTAATAGTAATGCATACCCTTACCTGTAATGACTTTGAAAGGACAAGCAGGTAAATTTTTTTCTACCCAGTCCATAGCTTCAGGTGAGTCAGCATCTACGACAACAAATTTGCCGCATACTAAAGCGACAACAAGGTTATCTCTGTCTTTGAACCAAGACTCTACAAGATCTCTTTCAGGTCTTGTTTCCTTGTATTGTTCCCAGCCTTTTAAAAATGACGGCGGTTTCTTATTAGATCTCTGAAGAGGTACAACATTATATCCTTCATCATAATAAGCCAGAGCAATATCCAAGGACGAGTCATCCTCGGTAATATTGAGCTGGAACATGTTATTCCTGTTCTTTTAAGATATCAGATATTGATCCGTATATAGATTCAAAATCTAATCTTCCTTCTGTCACCTTAATAATGTGTTTGGCTTGTGCTATTGACGGTTGCCTGTATCCGTATCTCCAGGACTTAGCAGTAGCCTCAGAGCAATTGAAATCCTCTGCTGCTTTTTTGTGTCCTAAAAATTTTATGTATCCAGAAAGATCATATTGATTTACTTCTCTTTCTTTAAAATTAGGTTCAACTCCCATCTTGTTTAACTCCTTTAGTTTTTTTGTTGAAATGGCTTTGGTCCTAAAATAATAGTTTGCTAGCCAAGTGTGATTAGTTTTTTTATTCATATACATCTCCTAAATAATATGTTTTACATATAGTATCTTTTTGGGCTATAATTGGCAAGTTCATTTTTACACATTTATAAGGAGGGTAGATTATGAGCTTAAAAGACAAAATAAAAACACCAGATAAAATGGTGGACCAACAAGGAGCAAAACTTCTTGTTTATGGTCAAGCCGGAGCTGGTAAAACATTTTCAACACAGACTATGCCTGGTAGGGTTTTGGTCATAAGTGCTGAAGCTGGGTTATC